TGCATGGCCTGGCGGCCCAGGTAGCCGCCGTTGATGGTGTTGGTGAGCTGCCCGCGGGCCGCGCTCATCTCGGGCGAGCCCTGCATGGCCCGGTTGGCGGTCATCTGGAAGCCCGACTGCAGCAGGTCGTTGGGGCCGGTGTAGCTGCCCGGGCCCTGCTCGTAGGGGGTGTTGGCGACCTCCTGGGCGCGACCCATGTAGTCGCGCAGGTAGGGTTCCATCCACGGCAGGGGCGCGTTGGTCTGGGAGTAGGTGGCCATGGTCAGTTTCCAGTCAGGGACCGGGTAGCGACCCAGTCGGTGTTGAGGACGTTGGTGCTGCTCGAGGTCAGCCGCAGCCAGCCGGTGACGACGTACTTGGATCCGGCGCTGCCGGCCTCGGCGGGCGTGCTGTTGCGCACAAAGTCGCCGCGGTTCCAGGAGCCGGTGGTGGGCACCGAGGTGGCGGCGTTGGTGACCGCGCTGAGGCGGCCCTCGGTGAGGTCGTTGACCTGCTTGGCAACGTCGCGAAACAGGTCGGTGAGCTTGCGCTCCATCTGCGCCTTGTCGGCCGGGAAGCGGGGGAAGGGGTCCAGCCTCATCGGCGGCCACCTTCCTTGAACTCGGGCCGGAGGGCGGTGACGGTGAAATCCCCCGTCGTCGCCACCTGGAAGCGGTGCCAGCGGGCCGTCTGGCGCAGGTTGTGCCGGCCGTCGGCCTGGGCCTGGCTGGAGCCCGTGGCGACCGTGTCACCCTCGGCGTCCTTGGTGTAGCCGGTGGCGGTGCTGGTGGTGGGCTTGCTGGTGTAACGCACGCGCAGGTTGGTGCAGGTGCGGTAGCCCTCGTCGTCGCCGATGTCGCCGGTCGTGAAATTGGCCGAGGCGCAGGAGCCCGACAGGGTCGAGAGGGTGTTGCTGCTGCTGACCACCGACGGGCTGACCGCGCCCGAGATCCAGAACAGCGAATCAAACGGCACGGCCGGGCCGCTGTCGTAGGTGGTGATGGAGGTCGCGCCACCGTCGAAGGTGATGGTCGGCGAGGTGTAGTTCACCACCGCCTGGACGGTCTGGTGCGCCAGGCCCCAGCGCTGGGTCAGGACGTGATAGACCGCGCAGCGGTTGAGCGTGCCGTCCCCGCCGGCGGAGGGGTAGAAGATCCAGACCAGGTGGTTGGCGCGGTCCCACAGGCATTGCACCTTGTACTGGTAGGTGCCGGCCATGTCGGCGAACAGCCAGCGCCGGATGACGCCGGTGGCCAGGGGCCGGGGGGTGGTGCCGTCGTAGAGGTAGACGTTGTCCTTGCCCACAAAGATGTGGCCGATGACGGTGTCCACCACCGCGTCCTGGCCCACACAGCCGACATCGGTCGAGACCTGGGTCCAGCGCCAGACCTCGGGGGCGCCGACGTAGGTGCCGACAAACAGCGTCCCTGACTTGTAGGCGATGAGGTTGTCGCCAAAGCGACGCGCCGCGGTGAGCGGGCCCGAGCCACCGATCAGGCGGCCCTTGACGCATTGGTTGGAGACCGAGAGGGTCCAGTTGGTCTCGTCGAGGTAGGTGGAGCAGTACCACTCATCCGCGTAGCTGGCGGTGTTGAAGGCCACCGCGAAGCCTTGAGCCGCCTCGACCAGCTTGGCCGAGGGAGCCCCGGCGATGTCCGCAAACGCCCCAGAGGTGCTGCGCTGCAGGGGCGCGGTCGGAGAAGCCGCCAGGGTGCTGTTGGCGTACTGGATGAAGCTCCAGCGGTCGTCGGTGCCCAGGGTGTAGCTGGCGCCCCGCGAGCGGTCGGTCCAGGTGGTGCCGCTCAGTTCGTAAAGCTTGGTCGAGGTGCCGGCCAGCAGGCGCCGGTTGCCCGACAGGTCGGAGGTGGCGACGATGCCCCGGCAGGCAGAGGCCAGCGCCGCGGCGCCGACCGTGGCGGCCACGGGGGCCCCCTTCATGCCGGCCTCGAAGGGGATCAGGTTGCTGCAGTCGGTCAGCACCCCGGGCGTGGTCGGGTCGGTGTCGGGGGCGAATCCGATCAACGGCGTCATGTCAGCGCGCCCTCGCCACCAGCGGGCCGCTGGCGGTGTCCCGCTGCTGGTTGCCGGCGACCTCGTCGATCACGCTGTCGCAGCGCTGGGTCCACAGGGACGCGGCCTCCATGTCGCGCTGGTAGAGCCCGGCCTCGGCCAGGGCCCCGCACAGGTAGATGCTGGGGTGGGCGGTGAGCAGCCAGTTGCTGGCGCTGCTGGCCAGCGCCGGGATCTTCTGGTACAGCACGCCCAGGACCGAGCCCGAGCCGTTGAAGCGCCACTGGCTGCCCTCCCAGGCGTAGAGGGTCGCCACGCCCTCGCTGCCGGCGGCAATCACCGACTCCAGGCTCTGGGGCTTGAGCGGGGTGGCCTCGTAGCCGGTCAGCCAGAGGGTCTTGACGGCCACCACAGTGGCGGGGATGGCCACGGCGTTGGCGGTGATGGCAGTCTCGGCCAGGGCCAGTTCCATCTGCCGCACGCGCAGGCGGCGGTTGAACTTCTCCTCGGCCAGGGTGATGAAGTCGGGGATGCGCGCCGTCAGGTCGCTGCGGTTCATCCAGTCCGCGACGGCGGCCTGCAGCTCGGTGTAGTTGGTGAGGCTCATGCGAGGAAGCGCTCAAAGCTGACCAGGGCGGGGTTGTCCTTGAGCCACTGCGCCAGGCGCTTGGGGTCGCAGGTGCCGTCCTGGCGAAGCATGGTGGCGTAGACCGCCATCGGGATGGTGCCGACCTTGCGCATCTCGCCCCAGCGCTGCCCGGCGGTGGCCTGGCGCTCGGCGGCGGCCTGGGCCAGCAGGGGCTGGGCGTCGTAGGTCTTCTGGATGACGGTGCGGCCGTCCAGCTCATGCACCCGCGAGCGGATGCCGGTCTGGGCGTCTTGTTCTTCGTAGACGATCATGGGTTGCCCCCAATAAAAAAAGCCCCCGGGGGTGAGCCGGGGGCTGGGCCCTTGCGGGCCGTCAGGGATGGCGGATCAGGCCGTGAGGTTCGCGATCTTGGCGTTGCTGCGCTCGGCCGTGACCACCGCGGCAACCTCGCAGAACACCAGCTCCTTCTCCGTGTGGCCGGTCTTGGCCAGCGGGGTGGACTGGAAGTCCTGCAGGAACGCGACCCCATAGGTCTCGGGGTTGAGGATGAACACGTCGTTGGCGGCCGAGGTCGCCTGGACGTAGTTCGGCACCACCGTGAGCGCGCCGAAGTCGCTGACATAGATGTCCGCGCCGCCGACGATGGTCGCCTGCTTGCCCTTGGGGATGTCGTAGCGGTTCAGGGCGATGCCCGAGAAGCCGCTGAAGGTGGCCTTGTGCGAGGGCGTCATCACGATCATGGTCGGCATCTCGCCCGACTGCGTGTAGACGTTCTGCATGGCCGTCTTGACCAAGCCTTCCGCGAAGGTGCGGTTGGTGCCGGCCGTGACCCCCGTGGTCGGCGCGCTCGAGGTGTGGGCCGTGGTCGCGCCCGCGCCGTTGTGCAGCGCGTTCGTGTACAGCAGCACGCCCAGGCCGCCGGTCTCACGGGCGGTCGTGGCGTTGCCGGCCACGGCGGGCGAGTTGCTCACCAGGCGGGCCTCGAGGTCGCGCTTGAGCTCCTTGAACATCTTGGCGACCTGGTACTTCATCTCCGAGGAGCGGCCGGCCAGTTTGCTCTTTTCCTGGGTCGAGGTGACCACGGCCACCTTGTCCATGAGCTGGGTGTAGTTGCCCACGCGGGTGGTGGCGGTGATGGCGGTGCCGGTGCGGTCATCGCCTTCGATGCGGGCGTTGGAAACCGAGGGCGTGGCCAGCACGTCGCGCTGCCACTCGTGGAACTTCTGCGAGGCCTTGAAGCGGCGGCCGGCGGACATCACCGGGGTGGCCTCGGGCGAGACCATGTAGATCTTGTCCTGGAGGTCTTCGCGGGTGCCGATGGAGTCGTAGGAGTCAAAACTTTCGGAAGGTTGTGCCATGAGATGCTTTCAATTAAAGGAGGGATGCCAAGTCCTCGACCCGGCCTGACTTGCGCAGGCGGTCGAAGGCGGACTTGTTTTGTGCGGGTTTGGGGGTCGATGCGCTGGGCTTGACGACGCGCGGGGCGTCGGTGACCTTCTGCATCGCGGTCTTCTTCTGGGCCTGGAGGGCTTTCCACTGCGCGGCGTCGTGCAGCACCATCACCAGGCGCGGGTCATCGATGGACTGCAGCTCCTCGGGCGCGTAACCGTAGGAGAGCGTGTTCTTCATGACCTGCTGTTTCTTGGCGGTGTCCCATTTCGGGATCGCCTTCTGGAGCTGCTGCTCGCCCTCGGCGAGCTTGTGGGCGCGGTAGGCGGACAGGGCCTGCTGGCGCTGCGCCTCGCCCTGCTGCCACTCGGCGTGCAGGGTCTCGACCGCGCGGCGCTCCTGCTGGTAGCTCACCTGCAGCTTCTGCGCCCTCACCGGGTCCGCGTCGATGAGGTTTTGCCAGTCGATCTGCTCGTACTGGGACAACCTCTCCTGGGCGTTGGTGAGTTGCGCCATGCGCTGGGCATTGGCAGAGAGGAGTTGCTCCTGCTGCTGCAGGTTGGCCTCCTTCATCTGCACCGAGCGCGCTGCTTCGGCCGCGCCTTGGGTCTTGCGTGTGTAGTCCGCCTTGAGGTCGGCCGACATCTTCTTGACCGCTTCCACCAGGGCCGGAGGCGTCCCGGGGGGGATCTCCAGCCGCTTGCCGTCCAGGTCAATCAGTTCGGGCTCTTGCTCGCTGTCGTCACTGGCCTCGGCCAGCGGGTCCGCCTCGCCGTCTTCGACGGTGGCCTCCTCCGCGGTCTCGTCCAGCGCGTCCACCAGCGCATCCATTGCGTCCACTCCAGTTGCCTGGTCGGTGTCCATACACACTCCACAAATGAAAACGCCCGCCGGAACGGATCCGCAGCGGGCGTAAAAAAACCGCCCGTAGGCGGTGGGTCTGGGCCTTGCGGCTCAGGGGAATCTGGGTTTGGTCAGGCGGCCTTGAACAGGCGCCGCAGTCCGCGCGCCTCCTCGAAGCGCTTGAGTTGGTCGGTGGCGAGCTTGCCGGTCTCGACATAGCCCACCAGCACGTTGCGGAACTTCTTGCTGGTCTTGTAGAGCTGCCAGAGGGCCTCCTTGCCCTCGGCGTCGCGGGCGGGGCACTGCTCCCACTGCGCAATCACCTCGGCCTCGATGGCGTCCAGGGCCCCGGTGAGAAGGTCGTCTTGCAGCAGCAGTTGGGCGCGCTGACCGCGGTGTTGTTCGTCTTGTGCGTTCATGGGTCTCCTAGAGGGCCAGCAACAGCGCCACCACATCGTCCTCGTCGCGCGCACGGGCGCGCTCGATGGCCTGGCGGGCCTGGTCGGCCGCGTCCATCTCTTGCCGCACGGCCAGGGCGATGAGCGTGTTGAAGGCCCGGTCGTACATCGCCACCCAGTCGAAGCCGGGCATCTCCTGCAGCAGCGGCTCCAGCCGGCTGCGCACCTCGTCCTTGCGCTCGCTGCGGGGGCGCTGGGCCCCGACATGGGCCTGGGCCACCTCGCTGACGATCTCGGCCACCGCCTCCAGCTTCTGGCGCGCCACCGCCACCGGCTCGGCCTTGGGCTTGCGCGTCCACCAGGTCGCCGGCTCGATGTCCACCTCGAAGCCGGGGAAGCGGCGACCGCTCCCCGCCTCGGCCTGTCCTGCCAGCGCCGCACCCTCGCCCTGCAGCGTGCCCGTGCTGTCGTGACTGACGGCTCCCGCGAGCCGGGCCGCCGTGCCCGTGAGCACCGCGCCACTGCCCGCCAGGGTTCCCGTTGTGGCATGCAGGCGGGTCCGCTGCGCAGCCCCCGAGAGACTGGCCACCTGCCCCGGCAGGGCGCCGCTTGTCTGATGCGCCCGGGTGCGGTTGGCCGCTCCGGCCACGTTGGTGGCGCTGCCGGTCAG